ATTTCGCAAAACTTCTTATTATAGACGTCTATAGACTTGCTTTCACGCAGTCGGGCAGGTTCTCAAAGTCCATTTTTACTGCGGCCCTGTGGCTGTCAAAGACAGCCACACAACAGGTTTTATTTTAGCAATATGCAAAGATTTAGGAATTATCATCATGATATGTTTGCGTTTCCACATCTGTTTCACAAACTGAAACTGGAGATTAATTCCAACAAGCGTAACCCATAAGGTCATACAAGCTGGAACAATAGTACTATGGAACACATTGCCATCCCTCATGACGGTCAAAAATCTAGCACAACTGCCAAAATGACTATTTTCTTTTAGGATTGTCAATCCATCTGTTACCTGCGTAACCTTTCGTTGCATTATCAATAATGCGATTCTTCTTATCGCGCGCTTTTTGCGTCCGAACAGAACTGGGTCCGTTGTTGCGATTAACACTCGGTACAAATTCGGTCCTAGTAACTCCAGATCGATTAACCTGGGTAACAATTTCCTTACCATTACGAGTAATCAAATCACTAACAACAGGCCCAGCCCTGGGCACAATAGCTGCTCGATTCATGTCTCTAATGATCGCAGGACTATTAACTTCTTCAATTGCATTGTCCTCACGGCGCATAGCACGCAAAGATCGGGACCCAGCATCGCTGGACCCCAGACCTTGGATAACATTTGCAACATCAGAGACAGCCCCTAGACCCCTCATAACCGTAGGAACAACACGCCCCACAGTTGACGCAATTCTGGCAATGCCAGCAATAAAAGCGCCCAAGAAATTATCATTCACTTCAACACCACACGGCAAGTGTGACACAATGTGAGCATAAAGATCAAGCGCTTTGGCATCCAAACCTGGAGCAGGTTGGACCGAACGTCGCAATACTGAAGTAATTTTTGGAAAAACTTCAACATAGTACGTAAGATTCACTTGAAGGGTGGTTTGATAAGACAACCCTGTCAAATAAACGCCTGAGGTAGAGAACCCATGAATAAGATTCGAAACATCATCAAAAGGCTGAATAACCCGCTGTACCCCAATGGAAGTTAGAGTAGGAAGATAGTAATTTGAACCCTCTTTTTCAATAGGCAAAAGAGGTTCAGGCTCTGATGGATAATTAACAGGACTAGTAAGAATTGGGACAATATATGCCCCATCTTTTGCTTCCCACTGAAGGGACCCCGGTAGGTCAATTGCCTCTGAAGCAGTTGAAGGGACATCAGTCAGGAACACCCCCGGCATAGCCAAAGGTGTACATGCAGTAAGTCCATAATCCTCAAGAAGATTAATAGTCAAATCCGACACTGGAGCGTCGGGAACACGATAACATACGAGAGCCCCCTGTTTATAAAGCTCACCCGTAGTATTGTGAATTTCCATGCCTATTCCAATAAGCCTGGTATCACCTTCATTCAAAACATCCTGCTTCAAATCTGCACCAAAAGTAGTGGAGGAGATAGCTAATGCTGAACCAGCTGGCCCAGAACGTACTACTAACCCACCACGTTTGTAGGCTACAATACCTTGACCCGCACGGGTGGCAAGATTGACGGCAGGGTTGAATGGTACGGAATTCAACTCTTGAGTGTTATAGAGTTGATCCAGGAACACATTGCAATCCCAATTGGCTCCGGCTGCAACCGAAGCTGGGACAGCTACAGAGTAGCTGTCATGTATGGTTTGAACCACACTTGGAATAGTAACCGCATCGGGGTAACCGGCTGTTGGCATATTAAGATCTTTAAAAGGATCCAAACACAAATCCAACCACCGTTTCCCAGTTTCAGTTATTCCCAATTTGGCACAAGTGTTAGCGAGTGAACGCTCTGCTTTTGCGGCTTTTTCTGTCATCACAGTTTAATCCGCAACCCGCCCAGGGCTTAGGGGGTTTTCCTTTGGTGGTTGGAAATGAATTGCATCGAAGACTCTTTTTCAACGTCATGTTCACCAACCAAAACTTTGACGTAACGTTCATAATGAAGTGAACGCTGAGACCCTGCAAGGTCAGCAATAAGAGGGAAGTCAATTGGACTTAAATCTTGCTTAGAATCGAGATAATTCTCTATTTCAGTCTGATGAAACAGGGAAATTCCAAATTTACGTTCTACCATTATTCGTGAATCCAAATGTATGGTAGTTTTAGCAAGGAGATTAAAATCTACTGACAACAGCTCACGCCACATGTCAATTTCATAGGTCCCAGTGACATTCTTCATCCTTTTAAAAAGGGCATGTTTATTGCTAATTTGCGATGTAATCCTGAGACCGTATTGAGCCAACGATTTCAGAATAGGACATCCAGGGTAAGAATAAAGCAAACTAAGACTTTTAGCGCGGATCAATTTCAGACGTGTCGAATGCGAACAACGCAGGTAAACATAATTAGCATAACCAAAATCCAAAAGAACTTTAATAGGATCCTTGACGATTGAACCGTCAGAGGAACCAAAACAAACACCACAAAACGATGCTTCGTTATATGAATCAAAGGTTTCCAATTTTGCCTTAGCTCCCAATCGGAGAAGCAAATTTGGATCAAGCTCATTGACGAATGCGCCAATTGAATCATCACCTTCAACTTGTGGGGGAAATAAAGTTTCATAGAATTCTGGCTCGTGACCTGCCATCCACAGCAGAAAACACATAATTATAAGATTTACAACTGAGTTGCATAAAGACGTATCCATCTCACCGGAATAACGTTTAGCGATAAGTTTGCATAAAAAGGTACGAAAAATCAAGGTATTTTCTTTAGTTTTAATGGTCCTTAAAACTTCCATAATTTCGTCATGCATTGGATGTGCTTGTAAGCAAAAATCAAAAAAGAATAATTCCAATTCCATTAAAATGGAAACAAACGTAGCTTCAAAGCTGCTAAAATCATTTGTGAAGACTTTCACAAACTGATTGTCAAGGATTTCTTTCAATTTTTCAATTTTGCTAGCAATGTTATCATACTTGACGAACCATTTAAGTTTAAACAATATTTTTCCAATATAAGCACATATCGGACCAAAATAACACTTGAAAATATCAGACCTACTGTATATTCCACGGAAGTGCTTCGGCTCAGTATAAGGCTCGTACTTTGCATGACACGAGACATCCAAGTCACGTGTCCTTAATGCAATGAAGTCCGACCATACTTTCAACAAATACACTTTACGGCACACACGATAATTGGTACCCTCAAGCCAGGTGGAGACACTAAGATCTGCATCCGGTGGAATAATGCAATCCTGAAAGTTACGACAAATGAAAACCATCCCAAAAGTGAGGAAAGTTCTCATCATCTCCAAATCACAAAGAGGCATCTCTGTTGCAATTCGCTTCATAACTCCCATTAAG